TATGAGAGAAAATATTTAACCACCACGAAACGTGGCTGGCTTATGGGTGACCCAGGGACAAAAGTTATATTGTCCTTGGCTCAAATGTATTGCTTCTCAAGGGTACCAAATGCCCTTGGTTGCTTTTGTGGTGACGATGTTATTTTCGTCACTCATTCATTAACAGACCCATACGAGTATAAAAACTCGGTGAGTCTATTAGACTGTAAGCTATCAGATGATAGTACCTACATCTCAGATTTCTGCGGCCATTATGCCGAAGAATTCATTATTTGTCCTCATTCTCGTATGCAGAGATGGGACATAATTCGTAAGGGAGGTGATGTTAGAAATATCCCTTACATTGATTATCCGAGGGTTAGATTAATCCTTGGAGTTTGTAAAGACGATACTGAGTATAGTCTTACAAAGGCGGGTAAAACTACCCAGCTTTCTCATGATGCCAAATGGGCATCACAAACTTGGTGGGATGTCAGATTCCAATGGGCATGTGTCTTTCAAGATATTTGTCTTGAATTGAGGCATGCCCCTAGAATTCCTTATCTTCCCACTGAACTCGGTGGTTATGGTTTTCGACCACCAAATTATTTGTACTGGATGGAAAGCATCCGGTCATTTTATAGTGGTAGGTATTTACCTATCATTAAGTTACTAGTCCATGAGGCCACTGATTTTGTGGAAAAGAAGAGTGCACTACCAGTTTTTACTGGAACGTTCACCCCCTTCCGCAAACACTTCAGTGGTGAGTCATGGGCTCGTAGAGTTCAGGGAGTTATTCTCCCTGATCATATTCAAAGTCGTGCGGTTATTACCGCAGATCGTTTGATCCAGGAGAATTATCTCATTGGACCTGCACTTGTTCTGATTCATGAACAGAAGCTGATACCAGCAACTGTTGTTAAATCGGAATGGCTCTCCAGGGTTAACATCCTGGATCTTTTAACTGAGGGGATACTCCCCCAGGATAACGACCCGTCATTAAATGACGAGTTGAATGAAATTCTTGAGACAAAAGTTCAAATTCCAGACCTTTTAGAGGATCGTTATCAATCCTTTTATCGTATCTGGATGAATGAACCTTATCTCTTAAGAAATTTAAGACTCCCGGATTTATTTCCTGGAGAAATGAGATATGAACTGCATTGTGGGCTATTGACCGTTCATCTGTTTCCAGATGATATAGTCGATGAACCCGACGAACTTGCAGATCTTCGAGTGCAGAGTTATCTCGCACAAGAAACCTATAATCAGGATCCCGTCCGAATGCTCTTTTCAGAGTGGGGCCGGGATGTACCGATTATAGCTTCACCAGTGATGAAAACAGCACTGGAAAATTTAAATCTCGCGGGACGTGACGTCACGATCCTTGAGGAAGCCGGAATTAGTATTTCGGATGCGAATCGCACCGAAATGCTATATTCCTCTTTCCTCAAGGCCGTTGCCTCACATAGCCCGGAGACTATTGATCGTCATCTTTTTCAGGATGACGAGTTCCTGTTGGGAATTACTCTCAGCAGGTATATCGTTCTTGTCACTAATGACAAGAAACTTTGTGAGAACCTCTCGAATATGAAAGGTCTCGTTGTTTATCGATGGTCCCCTGACTGGGAGGATGACATAGTCAACCCCCTTCATCATGAGATCTTAATCGATACTGGTTCGCATGAAGCGACCATTTTAAATTCAATCAAGATTTGTGGTATTAAATACCATCTATCTGGATTGATTCCTCAGCATAGTGATTTATCACATGCGGATCATAATGAAGTATGGAGACGAACGTTGAAGAAAACGTCACCTTCATACTATCCCAATGGATTTGTTTATCGTCCAGGGGGACTTCACATCCGTCGACTCAATTAGTCAACAGTGTTTCACGGAGAAAACTCCGTGTCTTTAAAACCTCACTGCAGCAAGTGAGTACCGTCTTCG